TGTTGAGGTCACTGGGCTTGTAGATCGTGTCTGTGCGCCACTTGGTCATACGCATCTCTTCGATCTCGCGCTGTCGTTCTAACTCGTCTTTGATTTTCATTGTGTTGCTCCTATTGGTTGAAGTATTCAGTGTTACCTTTCAAGAACCATCGCTCTAACACGATGCCGTTTTCGTCCTCATCCGTGATGATGTAAGCCACAGTTGCGAGCACTTTTGCGTAGCGGTAGCCTTGGTCGTTAATGGTGTTGCCGATCCAGACCTTGTGCGGGTAGTTCTCGCTCCACTCGTTTGCATCGTCGTTGATGCTGTACTCGAAGTGATTACCGGTGTCTTTTTCAACAAAGCAGCCAATCGGCGCTTGGGTGTGAGTGTAGTAGCTCATTGTGTTGCTCCTGTTGATTAGCTACGTACACGTGTACGTAGGTTTGTGCTCGGCGTTATTGCCGCGTTGATGTGCTGTGTGCCTCACCAACAACATCTATTATCTCAAACGTGTTTCCTTAAGTCAAGCTAGAAAAAACATGTTTATTCTAAGTGGGGTGATGTGTTCCTAATGTTCCATCTGTTACAAACGGGTAAAATGGAGCAAACCCAGTGGTGACGCGGGAAGTGCCAATGTTCCAAATGTTCCCTAGATTTCACACTCCCTAGCGTTTTAGCAAGAAGGGGGTCGAACGGGGACGCTGTCAGTTCAAACCAACAAAGTTTCTGGGGCTAACGTAAAATCTACGGCACAGATGGAACAAATGGAACATTAATAATAATAAAAATAAAATATATATATATATATAACAAACTAAACAATACTAAATAATAAAACCCCCAATTTGGGAAAACCTAGCCCTCCTAATGTTCCATTTACGAAAAAGCTAAAAGGCACAGTTGGAACATTGCTCTATGTCTACGTACACGTGTACGTAGGTTTGCTTGGTCGGGCTTGGTAGCCGTTAGCGGTTTGGGAACTGGTATCTATGGGGCAGGAGCGAGCCATTTGTAGGGTAGCCGTTAGCAATTTGGGAACTGGTATCTGTCGCCTTTCGGCGATGCAGGAATTGCAGGCACAAAAAAAGGGCGACTCCGAAGAGCCGCCCCTGTGGGTTAATGTTACTTGATTTTCGAGAGTAGCTCGACTAGCTGCATCGCCGCTATCTCAATTTCTTGTCTCAATCCCTCGCTGCATTGCGAGGGCAGCGTATTTACCAGACACAGCCTACGGATACTCGATACTTGCTCTATGGCGCGTTTGACCGGATTGGCTGCTAATGCTGCTTCCTCCTTTGCCTTTGCAGCCGCTGCTAACTTTGCAATCGCATCTGTTTGCGCCTTTGTCTTGCCGCCAGTGGCTCGCTTCTTTTTTGCCCCTGCTTTGCCGCCCGCTTTCGCTACCTCGCCAGTTTTCAAATACTGCTTATAGGCTTTAATCCAACGCCGCGCCATTGTGTCCATGCCGTCTTTTAACGCCTTCATAGTTAACTTGCATCCCTTCATTTTCGCCGCATTCTTTAGTGTGGGCGATGCCAATTCCTCGATCAGCCTATCGCCTAATTCATGCGCTTGCGCGTAGTACATAGCCGCAATGCCTTTAAACTCCGGTCGATACTGCTCCACGTTATCCGCGGTTACTCGCGACTTGATCGACTTAAAGAAGTCCGTTTTCGTGGTATCTGCTTTCGCGCCGGTATGATAGGCAAGTAAACCTTTCTCCCGCATTGTTGGAGTAAGTGGCTTGATTGTGGCTTTCGTAGTTTGCTTATTCATTTTGTATTACCTATTAGAAACTCCGTACAAGTGTACGTAGATATATGCGCAGGATTGCGCGGTATCGCCTCTTTGCTGAAACGATGGTGCTATTAAACCTTATAGAGACTTGTTTGTATACACTGGTTTACATTATCGTGCAGTTTAATCGACTATAGTGCCCCTTTTTCTGGCTATGCGCGGTCTGCTTGCCCCCACCACCCCCCCACCCCCCGCGAGACATAAGTTGCTACGCGCGGCCCCTATACATACTAATTTACTCAAATGAATTGGTATCTGGGTAAAAACCGACAAAATGTACACATAAGGCCCCCCGGGCAAGTGTGCGAACCCAGAACAAGTTACCCCACCCCCTCTATATATGCGAAGGCCCCCCTTGTTAAACAAAACCGAAACCCAAAAAATTTTTTGCAAAAATCCAAAACTCCTTGCCTCTTGCGCCCTACCCCACAACCTCCTATACTCCGCCTCATCAGCTTGACAGCTTGCATAAGGTACTTACATAGATGGCACTAGCCCTCACTCCTGAGTTTGGTATCGAGATACCCGACGACGTTTCTTACATGGACCTGCGGGAGCGTGCGGAAGCGGCTTGCAACACCATCCTAGAGCTAGAAGACCACGGGCTGGACACCACCCCAGACGACACTGATAACGACGTGGCCGCTAAACTACTCTCCTCCTACGCCGCAAACATCGAAAAAACATCTAAGGCCGTTAACACCCGCCGTTTTAACGAGCTAACCCCCGCAGCTATCCGGCAAACCGACGCCATACTAAAAGAGTTCGGCCATGTAGTAGCAACCCACGCCGCTGAAATCCGCCACACCGTAGTAAACAAACTCATACTGGAAACCGAGAACAACGATGGCCGGATAAGAATCCGCGCGTTGGAGCTTCTGGGCAAGATGACCGACGTTGGCCTGTTCACAGAACGCAAAGAAATTACCGTAACTCACCAGAACGCAGACGAACTGCGGGAAAAACTACGCGAGAAGCTAGAAGTTCTTAAGCAAAACGCCGACGGTGTATACGAAGTGGCAAATGACTAACTTAAACGTCATACCCAAACCTACACAGTTTACTGCTGCGGACGCAGACCTGCTCTTAAAGAACCTAGACAACTACACGTCTGAGGAGCAGGAAGAGATTCTGAAGATAGTGGAGGAGTTGAGCGCCCGCCAACTTGCGGAAGCTGCCTACAAGGACTTGATTGAATTCTGTAAAGCTATGCAGACTGACTATAAGGTAGGCAAACACCATAGGATATTGGCAGATTTGCTCATGGAGATTGAGCAAGGTAAGGAATACAACGAAGACGGAGACGATGAGTTAAATATAGGCAAAGACCGGGTTTGTGTGAACATGCCGCCCCGTCATGGTAAGAGCCAACTCATCTCAATCTATTTCCCGGCGTGGTTCTTGGGGCGTAACCCAGATAAAAAGGTCCTGATGGTCTCGCACACTACTGACTTAGCGGTAGACTTCGGCAGAAAGGTGCGTAACTTAATATCTACACCCGAATACCAAGCCATATTCCCAAATGTGCAGTTAGCCAGCGACTCTAAGTCGGCAGGAAGGTGGAATACTAGCGCAGGAGGTGAGTATTTCGCCTGTGGTGTGGGTTCAGCACTCGCCGGTCGCGGGGCACACTTGCTATTAGTAGACGATCCGCACAACGAGCAAGATATTATTAACGGAAACTTGGATGTTTTCGATAAAGCGTACGAGTGGTTTACGTTTGGGGCACGAACGCGCCTTATGCCCGGTGGACGGATCGCTATCGTACAAACACGATGGCACTTAGATGATTTGACGGGGCGCGTTACTAAGGATATGGCGCAGAATGCCTTGGCCGATGAGTACGAAATCGTAGAATTCCCAGCAATACTAGAGACCAAAGACAAACAAGACGCAGAGAAGATAATAGAAAAGCCGTTATGGCCTGAATTCTTTGATTTAGCTGCACTACACCGCACTAAAGCGTCAATGCCGTTGTTTCAGTGGAACTCACAGTATCAGCAGAAGCCTACGGCGGAAGAAGCGGCGATAGTTAAGCGCGAATGGTGGAAGGAATGGCCGCACGAAGACCCGCCTAGTTGTGAATATATAATAATGACGCTTGACGCGGCGGCAGAGAAAAACAACAGGGCTGACTACACGGCACTAACTACGTGGGGCGTGTTCTTCAACGAGGAAGAGAACTGCTACTGTATTATCTTGCTCAATGCTATTAAGAAGCGGCTTGAGTTTCCTGAGCTGAAAGAGCTAGCTTGGGAAGAATACGAAGAGTGGGAGCCAGATGCGTTTATTGTGGAGAAGAAGAGTAGTGGTACACCACTGTATCAAGAGATGCGTAGGTCTGGACTTATGGTTCAGGAATATACACCACACAGAGGCTCAGGTGATAAAACTGCGCGTTTAAACTCCGTTGCTGATATAGTACGCTCAGGACTTGTGTGGGTTCCACAAACACGTTGGGCAGAAGAGGTAGTCGAGGAAGTTGCAGGCTTCCCGTTCATGTCTAACGATGACTTGGTGGATACTACTATAATGGCGCTGATGCGGTTTAGGCAAGGTGGCTTCATATCCCTACCAACTGACGAAGCCGAGAGCGAGCCTATGTACAGGCACCGTGGCGGATATTACTAAAGGATAAGACGATGGCTATTGAGAAAGGTTTATACAACATGCCCGAAGGCATCGAAGACATGGAAGAGGGTGAGGCCGTGCTAGCAATAGACGTAATGTCTGACGACGGCGTTGAAGTAGTACTAGAAGACGGCAGCGTTGAGATTACCTTTGGCGAAGAAAATGAAGATATGGACTCGGCCCCCTTCGATGCAAACCTCGCTGAGTATTTAGACGATGGACAGTTAACCGAGATAGCTGGAGATTTAGTAGACGCTATAGACTCGGACACTGCCGCTCGACGTGATTGGGCAGACAGCTATGTTGCAGGTCTTGATGTCCTCGGGATGAAATACGAAGAGCGTACCGAGCCTTGGGAAAACGCTTGTGGTGTGTACTCTAACATTTTGGCGGAATCTGCTATCCGGTTCCAAGCTGAGGCTATGAGTGAGACGTTCCCTGCTGCCGGTCCTGTTAAGACCAAGATTCTTGGTGAAGTTACCCAAGACAAAGAAGACGCAGCCCTCCGTGTTAAGACGGACATGAACTATGAATTGACTGAGGTTATGGTAGAATACCG